TCCCAAGCACAAGGTTATCCCTGTGCCGGGTGGCTTTGAGGTCGCGGTTTACTGGGGGCTGGATGAAGTACGCGTGCTACGCAATCTGGGAGTGAAGGATGTTCCCTCCCCGATTATCAAACGCTACAACTGGCCCGGGCGATACAAGCCTATGGAGCATCAGATAGAGACGGCCGCGTTTTTGACGATGCACCGCAGGGCATTCGTGTTCAGCGAACCCGGCACCGGCAAGACGCTCAGCGCCTTGTGGGCAGCAGACTACCTGATGAAGCTGGGCAAGGTCAGGCGGGTCCTGATCCTGTGCCCCTTGTCGATCATGCACAGCGCATGGATGGGAGACATCAACTCCAGCGTGATCCATCGCTCTGCTGTGATTGCCCACCACTCCAAGGCATCGCGGCGTATTGAGTTGATCCAGCACGACTACGAGATCGTCATCGCCAACTACGAAGGCCTCAACCTGATTGCAGACGAGATCGTCAATGACGGGCGCTTTGATCTGGTGATTGTCGATGAGGCCAACGCCTACAAGATGCCGACCACACAGCGCTGGAAGTCGCTCAACAAGATCATCGGCCCAGAGACCTACCTGTGGATGATGACCGGAACCCCTGCATCGCAGTCTCCTGTGGATGCGTACGGGCTGGCCAAGCTGGTCAACCCAGAGGGTGTGCCCAAGTTCTTCACGGCATGGCGCGACAAGGTGATGAACAAGCTGACCATGTACAAGTGGGTGGCCAAGCCCGATGCCAAGGACACTGTGTTCGAGGCACTGCAACCAGCGATACGCTTTACCAAGGCGCAGTGTCTGGACCTGCCGCCTGTGATCACGATGACGCGTGAGGTGCCGCTTACACCCCAGCAGGCCAAGTACTACAACCTGCTCAAGGATCAGATGTTGTTCCAAGCAGCGGGGGAGACGATCAGCGCGGTCAATGCAGGCGTGGCTGTGAGCAAGCTCTTGCAGATCAGTTGCGGCGCAGCGTACACAGACGACAAAGAAGTTGTGGAGTTCGACGCATCGCCCCGCTTGGCGGTGCTGGAGGAGGTGCTGGAGGAGACGACTCGCAAGGTCATCATCTTTGCGCTGTTCACCAGCACCATCGAGGCAATCCACCGGCACCTGACCAAGAAGAACATCACGGCCGACATCATTGATGGCAGCGTCAGCGCATCCAAGCGAGGGCAGATCATCCACCGCTTCCAGAACGACCCTGACCCTCGGGTGCTGGTGATGCAGCCACAGGCCACCGCGCATGGCATTACGCTCACCGCAGCGGATACGGTTGTGTTCTACGGCCCGTTGATGAGCGTGGAGCAGTACATCCAGTGCTGTGCCCGTGCTGACCGCAAGGGGCAGAACTCTGACAAGGTGACGGTGGTGCATATCCAAGGGTCGGCCATCGAGAAGCGCATGTTCAAAGCGTTGGAAGGAAAAGTGAGCGACAACTCACTTCTGACCAACATGTTCAAGTCAGAAATAAATTTATGAAAGGAGTTGTACAAGCCAAAAAACCCGTGTAGAGTGTCAAGTCTTAGACAAACAAAACAGCTTTTTAGGAGAAGCAAATGTCAGATGAAGTCGTTCCCCTTGACCGACTTGCGAAGATTTATCGCAAGGTTCGGACACAGATCGCCACCCTCACGCAAGAGTACGACACGCAAGTGGAAGAGCTCAAAGCGGTGCAGGACGAAGTGGCCAACGCCATGAAGGACCAGATGAAGACCATGGGGGTCACATCGGTTCGTACATCGGAAGGCACGGTCGTGCTTTCTGTCAGCACCCGCTACAACACGCAAGACTGGGACTCGTTCAAGAAGTTCGTGGTCGAGCATGACGCAGTGGACCTGCTGGAAAAGCGCATCGCCCAAGGCAACATGCGCCAATTCCTTGAAGAAAATCCGGGCACTGTTCCGCCCGGTCTGAACTCGAACTCCGAGTACTCAGTGTCAGTTCGTAAACCAACCAAGTGAGTTTTAAATGAGCAACGTATCCCTCTTCAACCCTTCCCAAGCCCCCGCCTTCGCTCGCAACGCTGAGCTGTCTGAGACCACGCTGGCTCTGGCTGGCGGCAATGGTGCCTCTGGCGTCAAGCGTGTGTCGATCAAAGGCGGCGTGTTCCGCCTGATGGCCGCAGGCAAAGAGATTGCCGCCATCGATGAGCGTCACTTGGATGTAATCATCGTCAAGGCTGCGCCCAAGGTCAGCCGTGTGTTCTACGCGGCCAGCTACGACAAAGACGCAGCCGCTGCCGCTCCTGACTGCACCTCGGCCGATGGCGAGAAGCCTGATACTGGCGTGAAGAACAAACAGTCTGCCACCTGTGGCCAGTGCGCACAGAACATTGCAGGCTCGGGCAACGGTCAAAGCCGTGCCTGCCGCTACCAGCAGCGTCTGGCTGTGGTGCTGGCCAACAACCCTGATGGTGACGTGATGCAGGTCACCCTGCCAGCAGCGTCCATCTTCGGCAAGGAAGAAGGCGGCAAGCGCCCGCTGCAGGCATACGCCCGCTACATGGCGGCACAGACCCCGCCCGTCAACCTCGACACGATCGTCACCCGCATGAAGTTCGACACCAAGGCTGAGTCCCCCAAGCTGGTGTTTGAAGCTGCGCGTTGGTTGACCGATGACGAGTACGCCTCCGCCCAAGAGCAGGCCAAGTCCAGCGATGCTGCCAAGGCAGTGTCGGCTACGCCCGCCGCGTTGGATGGTGTAGTCTCCACTCCGTTGGCTTTGGAAGGCAAGCGCCCTGCTGCCGTTGCTGCCCTGCCTGAGCAAGACGAGACCGAAGAAGCGCCCCCAGCGCCCCCAGCGCCAGCACCCAAGGCCAAGAAAGCCAAAGCCGCCCCTGTGGTGGACGAGGACGAGGAGCCAGAAGTGCGCAAGCCTGAAGCCAAAGAGACGGCCGTGCCTGCCAAGAAGTCCAAGCTGGCCGACATCGTGGCTGACTGGGACGACGAGTAATTAAATCGGGGGCTTCGGCCCCTGTCAACACCATGGCCTACTCACAAAAAATCATTGATGACGTGATGAAGACTCCCAAGTCTCTGGGCAACCAGCTTGGGCGTTGGGCTATCCACTTGGATTTCCCCGTCACGAAAATTGCCTACGCCCTTGGCGTTACGCGGCAGACCGTCTACAACTGGTTCAACGGATCAGAAGTCTTTGTCGCGTACCGCCACCGCGTGGAAACCCTTTTAACAATAATGCAGTCCTCAAACACAGCGGATGAGGCATGGAGAAGAATATGTCACGAGTACAACCTCAAACCCTGAGCAACGAAGAGCTGCTGCGCCACATATACATCTATGGTTTTGATGACGTGCCTCCTGAGTGGATTCGCCAACTGTGCGCCCGCTTTGCAGACCTGATTGATCAAGTCCAAGCGCTGCAAGACGACAACAAATAACCAAGGACAGCCATGACACCGCTGGAGTTTTTAGCGGCGGTTCTGCCAGCACCCGGTACCGGGATGTACTGCGTGGCGGAGCTATCGTCCATCAAGAAGGAGCATCAGTATGAGGAGACACTACAAGAACTGCAAGCGCCGATAGATGCGTGGCACTCAGCCGACAAAGACGTTTACTTCGCCCTGTCCACCTTCGCAGTGGCAGGTAAGCGCACCGCAGACAACGCCCGGTTCATCCGCTCGTTGTTCATTGATATGGATGGCTACGCCACAAAGAAAGACGCAGCTACCGCACTGGGCGCTTTCCTTGAGAAGACAGGCATGGCCGAGTTGGGCAATCCGTACATCGTGGGTTCAGGTGGTGGCCTGCACGTGTACTGGCCGTTTGAGGAAGCCGTGGACATCGTGTCATGGAAGCCCATGGCCGAGAACTTCAAGCGCTTGTGCAAGCAAGAGAGCATGGCGATCGACATGACCGTGACGGCAGATGCCGCCCGGGTCTTGCGTGTACCCGGCACGACCAACTTCAAGAAGAAGTATGCGACGCCGCGCCCCGTGCGGCTACTGGCTGCGGGGGATACGTTCAGCTTCGCCGCACTGTCCAAGCTGATCAACGACCGTCTGACAGAGCCTGCGTATAACGTGCCGAACAATGTGTTCGAGCTGCCGGGGATTCGGCCATCAGCAGCACCAAACCCCACCACGGTCAAACTGTTTGAGAACAACTCAACCAAGTTCAAGACCATCTGGCTGGCCACCCAGCAAGGTCGTGGCTGCGGCCAGCTTGCGCACTACGCCGAGAACGCAGCGGATGACGGCATGGAGCCGATCTGGCGGGGGCTGCTGTCGATTACCCAGAAGTGTGATGACGGCAACAAGGCGGCGGCGTGGATCAGTCGCATGCACCCCTACCCACCTGAGCGCATGCACGAGAAGCTGCGCGGCATCAAAGGCCCGTACCCTTGCATCAAGTTTGACTCAGAGAACCCCGGCATCTGCACAAGCTGCAAACACTGGGGCAAGATCACCAACCCGCTGGCACTGGGCCGTGAGGTTCGCATCAGCAACGAAGAAATCGAAGTCCCTATCAACAGTTCTTCTGACAGCGCAATGTCATCGGAACAACGCATCGTCAAACGTCCAGCAGCGCCAAAAGGTTTTGCCTACGGCGACAAAGGCGGCATCTACGTTGAGCGCACCGTCGAGCAAGACGACGGCACTAAGGTCAAGAAGATGGTTCCCATCCTCCCGTACGACATGTTCGTGGTGGATATCTTGAACGCTCAGAACGATCACTCGGTGCACATGGTGGCGCTGCGTCCCGAAGGCGCGGTGGACCTGATCATTCCGCAGAAGGTGGTGGTGTCCCAAATCGATACGGTCAAAGTGTTGGCCCAGCAAAACATCATTGCTTGCTTCGGGCAAGGCAACGACCAAAACCTGTTCTCCTATGTACGGGCGTGTGTTGAAGACGCCAGCGCCAACAAGGTGGCCATCAAGGTTCCGTCCAGCTACGGCTGGCAAGACGATGGGACGTACGTGTTTGCTGGGCGTGTGTTTGCCAAAGGTAAGCCCACGGTATCGATTCCCATGCCGGGGCTGGAGAACCAGTTGTCGTACACCAAGCCTGCAGGCAACATCGATGCGTGGCGCAAGTTCGTCAAATTGCTGATCGCCAAGAAGATGTACAAGCACTTGGCCGTCATGCTTGCCGGTGCCGGGTCGCCATTGATGCGCTACACCAAGTTGTTCGGCATGACGTTCCACTGCGCTAGTACGGAGTCAGGCACAGGTAAGTCCTTGGCGCTGGAAGCTGCCGCGTCTGTGTGGGGCCACCCTACACGCTACCGCACAACCAAGAGCACATCCCCTGTCGCCTTACAGCAGCGCCTTGGTTTGCTGCAGAACCACCCGCTCATCACCGACGAGCTGACATCCAAGAACCGTGACAACTTTGAGTGGCTGCCCGAGTTCCTGCTGGACATGACGCAGGGCAAAGGCAAGGAGCGTATGGAGTCCGGCTCCAACAAGGAGCGCTTGAACCTGTCCACATGGGCAACCAACGCGCTGCTCTCATCCAACACCCACATGGTTGACATACTGACCGGGGGCCGCAAGCATGCTGCCGAGGGCGAGCTGCGTCGCCTGCTCGAGATTTTGATGGAGGACTCCTTGTCGTGGGAGCCGCATGAGATCGAGATCATCAAGTCGTTGCAGGACAACTACGGGGTCGCTGGCATCATGATGATCGAGTACATGGTCGAGCACGAGGCAACTCTGGAGCCGTTGGTGACCAGCACGGTGACGCGCATGTATCAGGAGTTCAACGCTACCAACGACGAGCGCTTCTGGATGGCAGGCATCGGCACCAGCGTGGCTGCAGGCATTCTCTGGAGCAGCCAGTACGCCGGGATTGTGGACCTGCCGATAAAGGAGATCATCAACGCGTTCAGAGGAACCGTGAAGTACATGCGCCAAGCCTTGAAGAACGGTGCCCGTGCAGCGGAGGACGTGCTCAACTCATACACAGGCGAGAACTATGGCAAGTTCGTGGTGGTCAAGCGCAGCGATGGCAGTTTGCTGGCGCAGCTTGGCGGGAACCAAGAGATCGACCAGTCCATTACCCGCACCAGTGTGGCGGGGCGCATTGAGCATGAGATCACGCCCGGCTTCGTGGACTACTACATCGAGGAGTCATTGCTTAAGGCGTACTGCGCCACAATGAGCTTTGGCTATAAGGCGTTTGTCACGCAGCTTTCGGAGACCCAAGGGTTCATGGTGGAGCGCATGAAGAAGGACATGACTTCCAAAACCAAAGGCCCACCGATGCGGGTGAACTCCTTGAAGATTCGTCGTCGTTCAGGAGAATGGGATGCTGAAGCGCTACCACTTCCCTTGGCAGCAGCTTGAGAGGGGGCAGGCATTTTTCGTGCCTTGCCTTGACTACAAACCGATGATGGAGCGCGGGCTGAAACAAGCGGTCTCAGCCCGCGTACTCAATGCCCGGGCTGCGCCGGGCATCTATGGTGGTGCGTTCGGGGTTATGTTTTACCGCCCGCCTCTCTCGCCTCGATAGCCCGCTGCATTTTCAGGAAGGCCTCTGCCCGGTCTTGCCTAGCTTTGTCCAGCGCATCCAGACGCAAGCGCTTCTCTTCTGGCGTCAGGTCGTTGCGCTCTTGCGTGCGGCGAACGTCTGCGTTGATGCGGCCGATCACTTGGCGGTATTGCCCTGCGGCAGAGGCCATGGCCAGCTCAACACGGTGACTGTCGCGGTACTCCAGCGCTTCCTCTCTGCGGCCGCTCTTAAGCATGTCGTTGAAGGTATTGCGGGATTGCTCGATCTCTTTGGCTTCACGGAACACCACGTCGGCATCTGCGCCGCCGTACTTCTTCTGGAAGGCTGTGCCCACCAACGGCAGGTCAGACGCACGTGCAGTGGGCTTCTCTCCCTTACCCTCGCGCTCAAACAAACTGTTGGCCCCGGCCGCAGCAGCCAGAGGCAGCACGCCCAAGTAGCCGCGCACAAGGTGCTCGATCTGGATAGGCGACAGGATAGGCAGCGCCTTGCTCATCTGCTTGGCCAGCTCTGTGGTGGTGGCAAGGTATCGCGCTTCAGGGTCAAGGCCTTGGAAACGCGCAGATTCAACAGCGCCGCCCGTCAAGAAGTTTTTGTTGCTCCACACCTCAAACGCAGGCTTGACGAGCTGCGGCATGCCCATGGACGAGTAGCCGGGAATAGAGCCCAAGAACAAGTCTCGGACGGCTTGCCACTGCGCTTTGCCATCGGTCTCGGCACGCATGCTGTCCACAGCCGCCACAGCCAGCGAGAAGAAGTAACCTGCTTCAAACGGGATTGGTAGCTTCAGTGGCTCATCCACGCCGGGAATCGGCAGGAAGAAGTTGGAGTACTTGTCCCGTGGGCGTGCGTTGCGGAAGTACTCGTCGTCTTCCATGGCCAAGGCGTACACCAGACCTGTGGCAGTCAACAGCAGCGCGTTGTTAAAGAACTTGCGCTTGATCTGTTGCTGCTCCTCAAACGGCATATTGCCGCGTGCAGCCTTGACCAACACGTTCAGACCTTGAATCTGGGCGTTGAAGAACGGGATCAACCGCGCTGCGTACTGCAGTGTTGGCGACAACCCGCGCTTGTAGAAGTTCATCGACTCCATGGTCATCATGTCGGCCTCGACCTCTGACAACCCGTTGGCTTCGGCGTTCTTGAGCACCAGCGCCAGCGTGGCGGCATCGGCACGCATCGCGTATCGGTCAGCCGCAGCAAACACTTTTTCAAACACGTTCTGGTCTTTGCCGCTGGCAAGCTGAAGCGCCATCTTCTTCATGTCAGACATGTCGCCTGCAAAGATGTTGGACTGGATCAAACCCTTTTCAATCAGCTTGGCCTGTGCGTCGCTGCTGCCAGTGCTCATGCGCAAGAACTCAGCGCCTGCCTTGAAGACAGATGAGAACGCGTTGGTGTTCAAGCCGCCCGTGAAAGCGGCAGCCATTGGTTCGCGCAACAACTTGCGGGCAATGTACAACGGGGTGCGGGTCACGCCAGCACGCAGCAAGTCGGCAGCAACACCGCCCAGTTTAAAGAAGCCGGGCAGCGCAAGGCTTGCGCCTTCCAAACTCTGCACCACCAACTCGGCAGGGATACCTTCAGCAAGGGTACCCTTTGTATCAACCACGATATGGCGCTCACCCTTGTCGTCAGGTTTGTTTGGGTCCGGCTCTTGGTAGAACCGAATAACGCTTGCATCGTCAGGACCTTTGCCGGGCTTGATGGCCATCAAGTTTGTGGGCTTGCCTGTTCGGGGGTCGATGGGGCCTTTGCCTACACCCAGTGCCTGCAAGCCGTACGCCACGCTCTTGGCGGCGTTGTTGGTCAGCGCCATGTCAGTCAGCAGCAACGTGTTGCGCTGGATAGCTTCGTTCAATGGCAACAGCTTTGTGTCGCCGCCTTTGAGCTCTGCAAGGTATGGCTGGCGGCGGATGTCGCCCACGTTGAACGTGACGTTGTTGTTGAAGACCAGATCGGCTTTGCCGTTTTTGTCTACGCGGTAGAAGGGAACGTAGTCGCCTTCCTTGAGCAGGTCAGCGGCAGCCTTTTTGGAGATGCGCCCGGTGCTGGCAAGGAACTCGATCATGCCCTTGTTGTACGCGCTGTACTTGCGGCGCACATTTTCCAGCGCATCTTTCAAAGCAGGGTTGGCATCGGCTGCGGCCAAGGCAGCGTCCAAGTCCGACTGCTTCAGCTCCATAGCCCCCAAGTCCAGCTTGGGCAAGCCTTTGTTGTTGGCACGAACTGCAACCAGATACGTCTGGGCAAGGTCGGTCTTCAGTTGTGGGTTGTCCACAGGAATGTCAGCGATAGCGTCAAACACTTCCCGAGCGCTGTTCTGGTTGGAGCTGCGGTAGCCAACAAGACCTTTCTCATCTTTGTATGCCACCAGCGGGCCGCTGTTCATGACGGTGAACATCTGCGCCATCTTCTGCTCAGCCTTGCGCACGTGGTACATGGCCTG